AAGCCGGTCACAATAGGAGGAATTATTTTCGATGTCTGAAGGTATCAATTTAGCCCTTCTGCCGCCGCTTGATGTGGTGCAGCAAGTCGAACTTGAAGCTATTATCGCCGATATAGCCAGCCGCGCCGCGTTAGAGAATGCCAGCCCGTCGGATCCGGCTTATCGGGTGGCGTTAGCCGCGGCCTACCGCGAAATGATGTTACGCCAAAACGCTAACGAAATGTGTTTAGGCGTCATGCTGGCATTTGCCAGAGGACCACAGTTAGATCATATCGGGGTGACATATTATCGTCACCCCGACGGGACCCCAGTTACCCGTCTTGCAGACGAACAAGACGAAGCTTTTCGTTTTCGCTTGCAGCATTCGCCAGAGGGGTTATCTGTCGCGGGTCCCGATGGGGCGTATTTATTCCATGCCTTAAGCGCCCACAAAGACGTGAAAGGGGCCGCAGCATTTGGGCCGCATTCACTGACTAACCCGACCGCCCCCGGCTTTGTTGATATGTATGTATTAAGCCGCCAAGGCGACGGTGTGCCGTCAAATGGGTTGTTAACGGCGGTTGATGCGTACTTATGGCTCAAGCGCCCTATGACCGACAAGTTCACGGCCAAAGCCGCGACCGTGTCACATTATGGCGTGGTGGCTGAACTCTTTATGAAGCAAGGCCCCGACCCTGAAACGGTTCGGGCGGTCGCCCAGCAACGCGCCCAAACCTATGTTAACGAACAGCACAAGTTAGGCGGGCGAATTGTTGAGTCAAACTTACACTGGGCGCTAACGGTTGAAGGGGTTATCGAGGTGCGGTTAATTGGCTGGCAAGATGTGACATGCCAAGCCAGTGAAGCGCCGTTCTGTGACAGCCTGGCCGTGTCGATTGGGGGCTATCTATGACAGATAAAGCCAGTCTGTTACCTGGTAACTTAAGCGACCTTGAGCGTGACCTAGATGTCGCCATAGCTCGCATTGAAGACATTAACATTCCCATTAGTGAATTATGGGACCCGTGGAACTGTCCGCTTGATGCCTTGCCGTTTTTAGCCTGGGCGTTATCGGTTGATCAGTGGCGTAGTGATTGGTCAGAAACGGTTAAGCGGCAAGTGGTGGCCGGAAGTATTGACGTTCACCGCATTAAAGGAACCCGCCCCGCGGTTGAGCGCGCGCTTGCTGATTTGGGGGTCACGGTTGATTTAGTTGAATGGTTTCAGGCCCAGCCCGCCGCGGCCCCTTATACCTTTGATATTACCGCTTGGGTTAATCAAAACATTACCCCAGTCGCGCCCAGCATGTTAGGCCCTGAATTGTACGATCAGCTATTTGCCGCCGTGGTAAATGCTAAAAACACGCGATCGGGGTTTACGTTCAAAGTAGGGGCTAAATTTGGTCCCAACGCCATTGGCGCTGGTTCGGTGTTAGAGGGACAAGCGGCGATAGCGCGCCGTGATACCCAAGCCGTTCAAGCGCCGTTAGCGTGTCAGTCTGCGATTGCGGCGGGAATGGCTGGTGTGGGGGTCGGTATTACCCGGCATTCTGCCCAGTCTGTTATTGATGCGTCACCCAAAGCCGCGGCGGTGCAAGTTGCGTCGCGGGTACAGGGTGGCGCGGTAGTTTATAGACGGATGGAGGCGACACAGTGAGCGCATTAATACCAGTGATCACCACAAAAGGTTTGGCGGCGGTATTTAGTCAAACTAATGCGGGGTTCGCGGCTGAAATTACCCATATTGCACTTGGGGACAGCGGCCGAACGCCCAGCAAAAACGAAATCGGCTTAGTCCGTGAAAAGATGCGGATCCCAATTGCGGACGGTCAGCGCATTAATGACACTCAAATTCATGTCACGGCCCTGGCCGATGGTGCAACGGAATTTTGGGTAAGAGAAATCGGCTTTATCTTGAAAGATGGGGCCGTGTTAGCTGTGTGGTCTGATAGTCAGCCATTGGCTTATAAATCCGCCGCCGTGCCGTTATTGCTGGCCTTTGATTTGGTATTGGCTGCATTGCCCGCCCAGTCGGTCACAGTGCAGGGAACGGGCGCTAATTTGTCGTTAGCCGCTTGGGGCGAACATCAAGCCGCTAATGCCGCCGCCGCGGTCGATAACATGGCGCGTCACACTCAGTTGTTGTTTCGTGTGATGGACCTTGAACGCAGTCAATAGGGGGCGTTATGGCCGCAACAGATTTACAGTTTACGGCCGGAACGACATTCGCCTTTGATTTAACCTGGCAGACCAAGACCGAAGGGGGCGAATTAGTCCCTGTCGATATCACGGGCTGTACTGCGTGTTTTCAAATGCGCGAAATCGCGTCCGGCAAGCTGTTAGCGCAAGCTAAAACCGAAGGTGACGGCATAGTGTTAAACGCCGGGGCTGAGGGTGACAACACGGGCAAGATTGACGTGTCGATCCACCCAAGCAAAACCCGCGGCTTAAAAAGCTTTGTGCTTGGTAAGGTTGCCTATGAATTGCGTGTTTATTTCCCGTCCGGTGATGTTTATTCGCTGATGTCGGGGTTTGTGGCGATATCTGAAGGGGTGATCCTTGAGGGGGCTTAGTGGTTAATTCACAAACTCAAGTGGTGTTGTCTAGCGCGGTTCGCCATGTGGTACAGGTTAGCCGCGGCAAAAGCCAAACCCATGTCAGCATAACCGCAAAGCCCCATTTCTTTGTGATAAGCGCCGGGGTGCAAGGCCCCGTTGGCACGGTCGCCGAAGATGTATTAGCCGCCGCAGCAAGAGCAGAGCAAGCCGCCAATGGTGCTTTAGGTTTGGCCAGTACGGCCAGCCTTGACCTTGAACAGTTAGTTAAGGGTTTAGATGATGCGTTCGCTTTTCATGCGGGCGCAATATCGGCCCAAGGGGGATAAATGGGATTAGCGACTAAAATCACCAACATGATAGCGTCGGTGAATAACTTAATGGGAGTGATTGACGGCAAGCTACGCAACAAGGCAAATGCCGTCGACGTATACCAAAAAACGCACATTGACGATCCGCTAAAAACCTTGGGCGCAAATGCGGCCACGGCCAGTAAGTTAAAAATTGCCCGTCAAATTGCCTTGGCGGGTGATGCGGAAGGAGCCGCCGCGTTCAATGGTTCGGAAAACATTACTTTAGTGGTGACGGTTGCCGCCCTGGCGGATAAAGCCGATAAGGTGGACACCTTAACCCCGGCCCAAGTTGACGCCCGTATTCAAGCGGTTATTGGAGCGGCCCCGGTGGCGCTGGACACGTTAACCGAGTTAGCCGAGGCGTTAGGCAATGACCCCGACTTTGCGGCCACTATGACCGCCGAGTTAGGTAAAAAAGCCAATATCACCACGGTTTACACTATGACAGTCGCCGACGCGCGCTTTTTGCTGAAAGGTGAAAAGGCGGCAGATTCGGCGCTGTTTGGTGGTAATAATCCGGCATTCTACGCCCCTCAATCGGGTTTAGAAGCGTTGGAAACAGAAGTCGGCGACGCACTGTCCCAACTCACAACGGCGTTTACCAATGGCGCAAATCAAATTAACAACATAGGAGCTTAAACCATGAGTTTAGAGCAACAAGTCACCGCCCTGGTGGCATCGGCTAACGCCTTAACCGGGGCCGTGAATACGAAGATTGGACAGATTGACCAAAAGGTCGCACAGGTAGAGGCGGCGGCGTCTATCGCTATTTTTAGTGAAATGAATAAAGAAGTTTTCTTGAATAATGAAACAGGAAATGATTCTAACAACGGCACTGTAAACTCGCCTGTCAAAAGTATTTATAAAGCTTTGAGCTTAGTTCCAAATGGCGGAACAGTTATTGTTCGCTGTTTGAGTAACATCACTAACTTATATGGAAATAATCCAAGCCTTGTAGAAAATCAGCAATTAACAGTTAACAAATCAAAGAAGTTGTATATAGATTTGAAAAATCACAAGTGGATTGTTAAAACAGCACAAAAGACTGCTTGGACGTCTGCAACCGATCCGTATTTCACATTGAATCAGACTATTATTTGTGACGTTTACTCCCAGTTTTATATTTATAATGGGGATGTCGAAATAGATTATGCGTCAGCGGAACATAGAGCGCTTACACATTATAATCATCCAAATACAAGAGCGTTTATTAGCGTAGCGCTGGGCTTCGCGTCTCTTCTGAGCGTAAATTATATATGTGCAATTCCTAGCCTTGCGATTTTTTCACTTGATGGTTGGGCGGCTTCTAGGGCTGATGCATTACTGAATACTACTAATATTAGAGGTGTTGGTATGCTCAAGTTTTCAGGGAATGGGGGGGTAACTAATGATGACATTAAGTTATCTCGCCGCGCCGTTACTATTGAAGCGACATTCACTGATAATTAGAGGTTGTTATGATAAGCATTATTTTTGGTGGCAAAAATTGGACTGGTTTTTCTCCATCTGAACTTATTCAGAATGGAGTGCCAGAAGATATAGTAAATACCGCGGTTAAGTCTGAAAAATGGGATGTTATACGTAAATCAAGAGATCGTCTTATTAGTGACACTGATTACACACAAATGCCTGACAGCCCGTTATCTATTGAAAAGAAAGCCGAGTTTGCCGAATACCGTCAAGCGTTGCGCGACTTGCCACAATCGACGGATAACCCGGACGACATTGTCTGGCCAGTTAAACCCGAATAACTAACCGCCTAAAGGCGGTTTTTTTAACCCTTTAATTTATGGCCCTGGTCGCATCGATGCGACCATGGCTTCTTTTTATCACAATGGAGTTTATAGCTATGGCCGGAGATTATCTTCACGGTGTTGAACAGTTTTTTCTTGAAAACACCAATCGCCCTATTGAAGTGCTACCCGCTAGCGTGATTGGCCTTGTGGCCACGGCTGATGATGCCGACGCGCTAACCTTTCCCCTTAACAAGCCTGTGTTAGTTAACAGTGAATCATTCATGGCCAAGGCGGGCGTGTCGGGTTCGTTGCGTGAAGCGTTAGAAGACATTTACCGCCAAGGCGGCGCGTTGGTTGTGGTGGTTCGTGTGGCTGAAGAAGCTATCGAAGCCGATCAGATTGCCGCGGTAGTCGGGACTATCGACAACGAAACCAACAAGTTTACCGGGCTTAAGGCGCTGTTATCGGCTGAAGCGGTGTTAGGTTTGCGTCCGCGCTTGCTGATTGCCCCTGAGTTCAGTTATTTACCTGGCGTGGGTGCAGAGCTTGAAACTATCGCTAAGAAGCTAAACGGAACGCCATTGATTGACGGCGACCACACGGCGGGCTATTCGGCGGTGATCGCCCAGGCGGCTAACTATGATGAAGCCTATTTCTTAAATGGCGGCTTTGTGTTCTTTGATGCAGTGGCCAAGCAAGAAGTTGAACGCTTTATGTCAGCCACTGTGGCGGGCGTGATTGCCCGTGTCGATAACGAAGAAGGTTATTGGAACAGCCCGTCAAACCGTAAGATTTACGGGGTATTGCGCACGGTTGAAACCATTGATCACGCGATTGGCAGTTCAACCAGCAAGGCGAACTTATACAACCAGCAACACGTTACTGTGGCGGTTAATCAGCAAGGCGGCTGGTTCTTGTGGGGCAACCGTTTAACCAACGGCACTATGTTACCGCACCAACGGATCCGCTATATCGTCGGTGATTCAATCCTGTATGCACACCAAGCCATGCTTGATCGCAATGTGACAAAGGGCTATGTCGACGGGGTTAAAAACCGCGTTAATAACCTGTTACGCCGTCTAATTAGTCGTAGCGTGATTTCAGGCGGTGAGTGCTGGCTTGATAACGAACTGAACGTCGCGGCGATTGGTACGGGCCAAGTGTATTGGGATTATGACTTAGGCTTCTATGATGTCGCCGAGCGCATGACCTTCCGTCAGCATGTAACCGACCGTTACAACGAAGCCATTTTCAGCTAATCGATAGCGTCATTCATTCAATATAGGAGCCTGTTTACATGGCTAAATTACCCACTATCGTTACCGACATTAACTGTTTCATCAAAGAAACCAGTTTTGCAGGTATCGCCAATAAAGCCACTTTGCCTAAAGTGGTTTCAAAAACCGTTGATATGGTGCTGGCTGGTGTGGCTGGTGATATCGAACGCGATATCGGCAAGCTGGAAAAGTTAGAGTCGGATATCACGATTAGCGATTATTCGTCTATGGTGCTGGATCTTATCGGTAGCCGTTCAAGCCGTGAAGAAACCCTCACCTTGCGCGGCGCGCTCGATGTCGGCGACAAGATTTCGACCTTAGTCGTTAAAATGCAAGGTTACTGGAAAGGCGTTGAATTTAACGAGCTTGAGCCAGAAAAAGAAGCCACGACCAAGTTTTCAATTGCGGTCGAGGTTTACACCTTTGAACTGGACGGCAAAGAAATCATTCATATCGATAAGATGAACAACGTGTTTCGCGTTAACGGCAAAGACCGCAACAAAGAGATCCGCCAGGCATTAGCACAATAAGCCCCTGGCTTATTAACCTGGATAGTTTTTTCATTATTCGCCCCGTCGGCTAGTCGCCCGCGGGGCTTTTTTATAGAGACAAAGCCCTATGAGTAAAAACACAGTAATTACCTTGGTTAACCCTATTAAGCGTGGCGATACCGAAATCAAAGAAATCACCCTAACCAAACCCACAGCGGGCCATTTGCGCGGCCTGAAAACGGCGAACGTGGTTGAGCTGGACTTTGATAGCCACAAGAAGCTTGTGCCGCGTTTAACTGATCTCACTGAAGCTGAGTTCTTAAGCCTGGACGTTGAAGACGTGTTGACGATACAAACTGAGGTGGCGGGTTTTTTCGTGGCCTCG